CAATTACAACCACTACGACTATTTCTGGAAATTTAACTCTAAGTGGAAATAGTGTTGTCCCTGGTGCAGATAGTGGAACTTTAACTGCAAGTTACCTAGCAGTTCCAAACATTACTCCAATAGGAAGTATAGTTTTATGGGCAGGAAGATCTGATAATCTTCCAAGTAATCCAGGAATTACTATGTGGTCGATTTGTAACGGTCAATCTTTGAATACCTACACTTATAGAACTCTTCACGCAATTATCAGTGATACTTACGGTGGAACGGCATATACTGCAGGAGTAACTGATCAACCTGGAGCAACAACTACATTTAATGTTCCAAACTTAACTAATCAATTTGTCATAGCATCTAGCGGAAATGGTGGAACAAGTATAGAGGGAACATTAAAGAGAACTGGTGGAAATAAAGATAGTTCTGTAATCACACACGATCATAGTTTGAGTGGTGATGGTGGACATATTCATGGAATTACAATTAATCAAAGTGAAACACTATCATTATCTGGAAGTGCAAGTGGGGGAACGCACTCACATACTGGTACTGCAAATCCAGATAATGCCCCACACAATCACCCACTTACTATCAACCCAGATGGAAACCATAGACATGAATATTTCATAAGAGGAATTCAGGATGGTGATGGTCCAGGAAGTGGCGGAGCTAATGATAATGAGAACCCAAGAAACACTTCGTTCGCAGGAACTCACTCACATGGAGGATCTGTTAATACTGCTAATGCTACACACGGTCATACAATAACTATATCAGATGGTGGTCCTCACTCACACAGCGTTAGTGTTTCTGGAGGACAACACCCCCATACAGGTTCAGTAACTGGAGTTGGAGATCATACACATACGGTTGATCCAAGGGGAGTTTCTGGAACAAATCTTAATTTACCTCCATATTTTGCATTATTCTACATTATGAGAGTGGTGTAACTTTATAAAATAAATAACTATAAAATCATTTTAAGATGGCAAGTTATAGAAGGTCATTTAATTTTAGAAATGGTGTTCAGGTTGATGAAGATAATTTTATTGTAACCTCAACTGGATTGGTTGGTATAGGAACATCTGTACCGACAGAGTTTTTGGATGTTAGGGGAAATGCGGTTATTTCTGGTTCTCTTACAGTAGATAGTATTTCTGCATCCAATCTACAAAATCAGAGTGGTGATTTTACAACGTTGAACGTTGGTTTAACTTCAATCACATCTGGAATCATATCTGCAATATCGGGTGTGGTAACTTATTATGGTGATGGTGGAAACCTTCTTAATTTACCAACTTCACAATGGTTAGATGCGGATGTTGGACTTGGATTTACTAGCATTTATTCGCAAGGAAATGTTGGAATAGCAACAACAGATCCTAGATTTGCTTTTCAAATTGGTGGAAATAATGTAATTTCTAGTTTTGTTAACGGTATCGGAATAAACAATAGAGGAGATATTTTAGCAACTGGTGTTGTTACTGCAAGAAGTTTTGTTGGATATGGATCTGGTATAACACTGATTGATGCGTCGAATATATCTTCAGGAACGTTAAATAATTCTAGATTACCTTCAAATATTAGTGTTTCGGGGATAATTACGGCAAACACTCATTTTAGAGGAAATCTTGTAGGTATTGCTAGTACGGCAATATCATTGGTTAGTACTTCAAACATCTTCGTTAATAGTATTAATAGTGGTTTTTCAACTTCTGGAATCTCGACGATAACAAATAAATTACACGTAGAAGGTAATATTGGAGTTGGAACTTTAAATCCAAATGCAGATATTCATGTCCGTAAAAATGGGACTGCAGCGATTCAAATTACTAGTGATGGTAATAACTCATCTAGGTTTGTAATTGGAAGAGACGTTTCTTTAACCACAAATAATGCAGAATTAGAATTCGGTAATACTGATACTGGATATCCAGATAGTACACAGACATCTTTCGATATATCTAATTATAGCACAGGTAATCTAAATTATTATCTACATCTAGGTTCTTCTGGTCTTGGTACAGGATCCTTTAATTGGATTTATGGACAGTCTTTATCTAGATTAATGACATTAACTTATGGTGGAAATTTGGGAATTGGTCTTACAAATCCGTCCCGCAATTTACATGTTGTTGGAACTTCAACCATAACTGGTGACTCTTATTTCGGCGGAAACATTTATTTGTCTGGTGGTATTTCTCCATCCACTCTCACAGTAGCAAATACTGCACTATTTAATTCTAGGGTTGGAATAGGAACAACTTTACCAACTTATTTGTTCCAAATTGGTAGAGAACCCATATATTCTGATGGTGGAATTGGAGTAAATTTAAGAGGAGATGTTTATACTGCAGGAATAGTTACGGCAAGAAGTTTTGTTGGATACGGTTCTGATGTAACTTTAATTAGACCATCAAATATTTCTTCTGGAACACTTGGTGGTCTTTTAGATATCAATACTACTGGCGTTGTTACTGCAAAAAGTTTCGTTGGTTATGGATCTGACGTAACTTTAATTAGACCATCAAATATTTCTTCTGGAACACTTGGTGGTCTTTTAGATATCAATACTACTGGCGTTGTTACTGCAACTAGGTTTAGTGGAAATGGATCAACATTAACAAATTTAAATGCATCCAATATTTCATCTGGAGATATCATAGGTTCTCAGAACATTAATACTAGTGGCATAGTAACTGCAAATAGATTTGCAGGAGATGGATCAACATTAACTAGTTTAAACGCATCTAATATATCATCAGGAGATATTACAGGATCCGTATCAATTGTTACATCTGGAATAATCACTTCAACTGGAGGATTTGATTGTGGTGCAGGTGGACCTTTAAGAATAGAAGTTATTGGGAGCACATTATACTTTAGAGTGGGATCTGCATCAACATCCTTTACACTCTATTGACATAATCCCTAAATTCCACTAGAATCGCTTTGTGGTCGTTAAAGATAAGGTATGAGATTTAGCTTAGCTATTGGTAATCCTCCATATGGTGTTGGAGGTAATCTTGCTATAAAATTCTTGAACAAGACTTCAGAAATTACAGACGACATAAGGTTTGTGTTACCAACTTCGGTACGCAAACCTTCTTCTTTAAATAAGATCAAAGGACATCTTCACTGTGTTGTTGATGATGATTTGGATCCATCTACGTTTCCTGGTGGTATTAGTGCCGTTAAGCAATATTGGGAAGTAAGAAATACTACGAGATTTCAAGTAGGTGTAGGTGAAATTCCTATGATTAGAGAACATCCAGACTTTGAATTTCTACCATATGATCAAAGATTTGATGCAGATGTATTTGTGGGTGAATATGGATCAGGACCCAGCGGTAGAGTCAAAACTGAGAACTTTACACATTATGCAAAAGGACATCATTTCCTTAAGGTTCGCTCACCTGAAGTGATTCAGAATCTCGTCGAGTTTGCGCCTAGATTTAGAGAAGTTGCTTCTAGTTGTAATGGAAGAAGGCATTTTGGTAAAAATGATTTAATCTCGACGTATATTAAGTGTCTAGAGGAACGAGATGGCAAAGAATAAACATAATCTAGAAGTTGGATCTAGTATTGAAAGATCCGACGAGAGAATCAAAGAAACGCAAGAAGTATTTACTCCAATGGATCTCGTTGAGAGTATGATTGATGATATTCCCCTAGAATTACTTCAAGATCCTACTAGCACATTTATTGATAACTCGGCAGGATCTGGGAATTTTCTAGTGGGATTGAAAAATCGTTTGTGTCAATATCACGACGAGAAACACGTTCTAGATCATATGATTTATGCCGTTGAAATGATGGAAGATAATCATAGAGAACTCTGCGAGCGTCTAGGTGTATCTGTAGATCATCCTCATTATGTGTGCGCTGATGCTCTGGAGTATGATTACTCATTTGGAAATCTTATCGGTATTGAAAAGTTTTTCTAATGGGTTGAGGGGTTGACAGGGGGGTTGATCCACCGTATATTGATCTCGTGTTCAACATTTGTTCCAAACTCAAAAGTTTCTATTATGACCGTATTGATTGACACTTGTTCCGACTTTATCTGTTCTTATTGGGGAGCAGATCACTGTGATCCAAATTACTGGTCTTATCAACCTAGCACTTATGGTGTAGAAGGTGTTGAGATTGTGGTTGGTCCGCATATGAAAGCGTGGAGTGATCTAAAATCCTGGGTAAATCCTGGTCGTGCTGATGGTGTTGACTACGGAAGGGTCGAAAAACTTTGTGAAGATATTGAGGAGAATGGCATCAAGACCGATTGCCAAATGGTCTACTATGATGTTGATACATATGAACGTAACAACGGAGAACATCGGGAAATTTCCTCCAAGCAACTTGGTATTAAAGGATGGATGATGGTTGGTGTTCGGTTTAAGACTAAACAAGCAAAAATTCGCTTTGCTTTAGTATCCAACAAGCGCAAGATGGATGTTTTTAATCCAATCACAGCAAAAGATATTGAGACAACCGTGAGGGAATTGATGTCTTTGACGCAGATGACAGATGAAGACATCAAAAAAGAATGTCGTGATCTTGGAAGGGGTGCTATTAGCAAACCAGAATGGGAAAGAATCCATAACAAACTTATTGCTGAACGCCGTCTGACTGGAAAATCCAACGGTGCTAACCGCCTTTATGATTGGAATGAAACAGCTTTTGATGAATTTCTTGAAAAGAGTGATGATCCTTGGGTGAATGATTATTACAATAATGATTCCGAAATTACTCTCTATATTAATGAGAAAAATTGGGATCACCGAATTGGATCTATTATCACATTTGCTGATCAAGCATCTTCCTCTAACAAACCTCTTCATTTGGTTATTGGTGTGAAACTTCGTTCAAACGAAGAACTGAATACCACTAGGAAGAAAATTTTTACGGATCGTCTGAAGTCTTTGGCGCGTAAAATTTCAAACATTTATGGTTTGGATAGTGATCGTCATTCTTCTATGATTCCGTGGAATCATCCAGATTGTGAGCATCGTTTTCTTCCACAAGACTCTTTGAAGGAAGATGCTACCAAACTGCTCAAGTTGTCCAATTGACAAACTGGCACAAGGGGGCTTCGGTCCCCTTGTTTTTTGCTGTATAATAACTGTATTGAAACGCAAAACGATGATCCAACTTCGCCCCCACCAACAGCGTGCTCTGGATGCCCTCGCCAAGTATTCCAAAGGTCAGGTGATTATTCCGACTGGTGGTGGCAAGACTAACGTTGCTATCTTTGATGCTCTGCGTGAGTTTCAATCTGATGCTCCTAAAACCATCGTGGTGGTTGCTCCCCGCATTCTGCTTGCTGAGCAACTGTCCTGTGAGTTTTTGGAGTTTATCACTAACGTTGCCGTACTGCACGTTCATAGTGGTGAGACTCATCACCAGAGCACAACCAAACCTTCTGAGATTCACAACTGGTCCCGCCGTGCCTACAAGCACCAACTGATCTTTACTACCTACAACTCCCTGCAGCGCCTGCAGCAGGCAGATCTTCACGTTGATACCATTTATTTTGATGAGGCACACAACTCTGTTCAACGCCATTTCTTCCCTGCCACCGAGCATTTCTCTTCTTCTGCTGACCGCTGTTATTTCTTCACTGCTACTCCTAAGCATTCTGTCACTATTTCCAAACCTGGGATGAATGATAGTGCCGTCTATGGGCAGGTGATTTGCAACGTTCCCGCTCCTGAACTGGTTCAAGGCGGTTTCATCGTTCCCCCTAAGGTTGTGGTCAAGCAGTTTGAAATGCTCTCCAAGGGGCAACTGGTTGCCGATGTGGATGCTGAGAATATGCTTGCCACCATTGACGAGCAGGAAGTGAGCAAGGTTCTGATCTGCTCCAAGGCAACCAAACAGATTCAGAATCTGATTTCTCAGACTGATTTCTGCCAGCAATTGGAGGATCGTGGTTTCTCTTGGATGTATATCACCGCCAAGACTGGTGCCGTGATTGACGGTAAGAAAGTGAACCGTGAGGTGTTCTTTGACACTCTCTCTGCTTGGGGTAAGGATGATGACAAGAAGTTTGTTGTTCTTCACCACAGCATTCTCTCTGAAGGCATTAACGTTTCTGGTCTGGAGGCAGTGCTGTTTATGCGCTCTATGGATTACATCGGCATCTCCCAGACCATCGGGCGGGTGATCCGCCTGCACAAGGAGGATGCCCGCCGCCTGCAAAGCGGTGAGATCGCCCCTGGTGCCCTTGGAACCTACACCAAATCGTTTGGGTTGGTCTGCATCCCCGTGTTCTCTAACGTGGGTGTGAGCACCGCCAAGGCGGTGCAGGCGGTGGTGGACACCGTGTTCAATCAGGGGCAACCTGCCATCAGCGTTGTGCGCCGCTGACCCTTCTGCTACAATACTCAAACACACAGGAGATTTTTTCTAATGAAATTCGTTGTTGAACTCTACGTTGCTGGTAAGGTCTTCAAGGAAGAAGTTTATGCTACTAATTACAAGGATGCAAAAGAAACTGCTCTTGCCCGTAATCCAAAGGCAAAGGTGATTAGTGTGAATGGTAAGTTCTGATGAATGTTCAAAATGAAGGTATCTTGAATCCTATTCCGGGAGATCCTAATGGATATGTGACTAAAAACGGAGAATGGGCAGCGGTTCCCTGTGGGAAAAAGTTTGTAATCATTCATAATGGACATCAAGTCCATATTGCCAACAATTATAAAACCGCAAAATCCTACATTCAAAAGTCCGTAAAAGGTACATCAGTTTCATCTTTGGATAAATTTCTATGATTGACACATTTACCTGCACATCTGATGTTCCTTATGATAGGCACAACTACGAAATCGTTCTCAAAAATGGTAAAAACATAATTTTTGAGAACTGGGAGGACACTCATAGGTATTGGTGGGAAAAACGGCAGATTCCAAATTTTTTGGATTTTATAATTGTAAAAGATAAGGAAAATATAAAATCGAAAGGATTTGCTCAATAAATAATTTGAACAATTTGAGAGTCCTATGGGCACTCTTTTTTTGACTACAGTATTATCTTGTAGTCAAGTACTAACGATAGCAAATCGCTTAGTAAACATTAATTTACTTTCTAGTAAACAAAAAACAGAAATTTTATTTGAACTTCGTAAAGTAGTTCCTTCCTGTCCTTTAATCATAAAGCCAAATGAACGATCAAAATCCAGTCCCTGACGGAGAATCTCAGGATATAAAATGGAATCGGGGACTTGATCTCTTTATAGAATCAGTACATAAACCTGATGCTGAACTTCGCCAATGTGCTCATAACCAAAAATGTTACAATGAACTCATGGCAGTTCGTGATAATGTTTTAGAGTACTTAAAAACTGTGAGAAAATGAGTACATCCTATATTTACTTTATCATATTTTTTTGTATTGCTTATTTGATCATTACAGATCAATCAGTAGCAAAGGGGTTTTATATGTTGACCCAACTTGCGCAGGTACAATATGAAAAAGTTAAATGGTGGATTATTTACAATCCAGCAAATCCCATTGTTCGTTACTTTATGTGGCGGAATTCTATGAGACTTGCAAAAGAACTAATGGATGAACTTGCACAAAAAGATAAAGAGTGATAAAATAGTATAGTGATTGGAGATTAACTCTATGTCTAGGACTTATCGCAATCTTGAAGGAATCAATCGCTGTGCTCTTCGCAAACCCAAGACCGCAAACGAACGAAAAACTCTTATTGGTCTTCTACAAGACAATTATGCTGAAGAGTATGAAATCTCTGGGTTAAATCATCTTCATCATCGCCTTTCAAACTGCCCAACTGCAAATTATGATAAGGTAATAAGTGGTTATTATGAACAGGATTATAAGATCTAAATAACACTATATCTAGTAATACATATGCTCTCCACCCAATATCGTCTTCGTCTTGAATTTATTTGCAGTAGAATTGAAAATCATGAAGAGGTAAAATTAGAAGATATGATATGGGCGGAGAAGTTAGCAAAAGCAAATCGTTCTGCTGCTACTATGCTACGCCAGGCACGTAGAAAGGCAGCAAATCCAAATATGTCAGAAGATAGTATGGATGGTTTCCTAAATGCTCTTGATTTAGGATATCCAGATCCTACACAACATCGTACAAGATTTGATAGCGTTGATGATATTATTGATTTCTTTCATAACGATGATGATGGCATGAGACGTGACTGATGGATTTTATACAATTTGTTTCTCACGAACTTTATTTGTTTGTTAGTTTTATGTGTGGGTTATTGTTAGGATATATAATTGGAAAAAGAGAAAATAATTGATTATGAAACGGGAATTAGTTGATAATAATTTTTTAGTTGTTAGAAATTTTATTAGTGCTGAAAGATCTAAAAAACTTTCTGAAGAATTTAAAAAATATTGTGAAGATAATAATATCCAAGATGATATTCAAATTCCAAATACTCCAGCTCAGTATAATTATAAATCATTTTTAGAATTGCTTTGTGAGAAAACTCCAGAAATTTCTGAAGTTATTGAAGAAACAGTATTGCCAACATATTGTTATGCCAGAGTTTATAAGAATGGTGACATACTAACAAAGCATACAGACAGAGATGCTTGTGAGGTTTCTTTAACTGTTCATTTAGATGGTGATAAAGACTGGATCATTTATGTTCAATCTCCAGATAAAAAAGAAATTCCAGTTACTTTAAAATGTGGAGATGCCCTTTTATATCTTGGATGTGATGCTCCACACTGGAGAAATGCCTTTGAGGGATCATTTTATTCGCAAGTATTTTTACATTATGTGAGAAGCAGAGGTGAAAGATCTTATGCTTATTTTGATAAAGTAAAGAGTAATACTGATACAAATAGTCAAATAAAGTTATCATCTAAACTAGAATCTTTTATACAAATTTATGAAAATGTTGTACCAGAAGATTTGTGCGACGCTATCATTAAACAATATCAGAATGACAGTGATTGGGAAGATTCTATGGTTGGTGGAGGTTCTAATGGTGAAGTAAACAAAAAAGTTAGAAATTGTCAAATAATGTCAATTTCATCACAAAATACGATTTCTAAAAACCATTTCATACGTAAAGAACTTGACGATAAAGTTTTTGAAGTTGCATCATTTATAATTAACGATTTAAAAACTAAATTTGAAACAATCACTATCAGTCAAGATAGTGGTTATGATCTTTTAAAATATGAAACTGGTGGATTTTATACCCAACATACTGATTCTTTTACCGAAAATCCTAGAGCAATTTCTTGTTCTTTCATTTTGAATGATGACTATGAAGGTGGTGAATTTGGTTTCTTTGATAGAG